CATGCCGATCCACTAGCGTTAGTAATATAGATTATATCTTCACTATTATGCATTAGAATCTGATGACCGGTCCTGGTCCTAATACGGAAACTCTCGTCCTGGGGAAATTCAACAAGTCCTCCTGTTTCACCTTTTTCTAAATCAGCATACTCAGGCGGACCTTCACCGGGTTTGAATTTCCTCAAGAACCGATCATTTCCGTCATCCATGACCATAGTATGCCCGCCTAATCGACTGATGAATTTGTTAACTTTATTATCAGCCCTACCTACGCTAGCCTTTTGAGCATTTGTTCTTTTATCAATTGGACCAGGAGTACTAATACCGTAAACATTACTTGGCGTATCTCTCCTAGCACTTGATGTATGTACACCTCGTACTGTATCACCTATAGTTCCTTGATCTGATAATACCTTTGCTATAGGATGCACTGGCTTAGTCATAGCATCAATTTCAGGATTAATAGTAGTAGAACCTTGCTTAATAGAGTTCCTATTAATCTCACCTACTGGAAGGAAATCTGTTCCGTATAACTCTTTTGATTTTTTTACTTCTTTCCAAGTTGTCTCATCACTATCCCTAGTCTGTTCAGATGATGCTTTACTTCCTGCGATTCCTGGAACCATATGATTAGTGTAAATGTCTTGAGCACATCCTATCCAATACCCTTGTCCAGGATCGCTTTCAACAAATATAACCATAACAAGTGTACCTGTATCTGGAGGTACAAACCAAAATCCGTAACTTTTTTGTGTGTGATTAAAGTCATTAGGATCGGCGCCATTTAGCATAATATCAGTAGTTCCATAAAAAGGACTGAGATATTTTACTGTGAATAATTGCTGATTCGATGCTTCTCTATTACCAATAGTCCTTAATAATTCAACTTCTAAAGATCCTTGACGCATAGGATCGATATTATTGATTACACGAGCCAGATAAGGGCCCGGAGAAGAAAGTCCGTCTCTATATGTATCTATCCGTGATCTAGATGATTCTGCCATTTTTTACCTTATCTATCCTAATGCTATTTCGCTCTGTGGACTGCCGGACAACTGTGCTAAACGTTTATTTGCAGTTATTGTCTGTGTAAATTTATTTTGATTAAATTTTGATTCTACTCTTATTATCATATATAATCCACTAAATTGATCGGCAGTTTTTATAAATCTATATAATCCAGTTACAGGATCTAAATCAACTGGTGTACGAAAATTAATCGTAATATCAACTTCGCCATTCTGATAATTCATAGAACCGTCAGTTAATTCATTTTCACCTTTAGGTGGAACTATTATATTTCCCATTCCGCTAGTAGGAAGATAATAAGGATCTCCCATAACAGTCATTGTGATCCTAACAAGATCAGCAGGATTTTCTAATAGTGCTGCTAATGCTCTAACCTGCATAGTTCGCGTATCATTAGTACTAGAACCACCTCCTGGTAAACGTAATGCTTCTTTTGAATTAGATGTCGTCCCAGTTGATACTTCAGAAGTGTGGCCAGTACCGGTGCTATTGAGATTTGTAACAGGATCGCCTCCGCTGGCATCACCAGTAAGGTTAGGAGCATTTTGTCCAGTCCTTCGTCCAGCATCTGCAGGTAATTCAGAAAAGAAACTCACATTAAAATCTAACTCGAGATTTAAAATCTCAGTGTTCTTGCCAGTATAGATATAATCATAAACACGTAATACTGTTTTCTTTATCTCAGCATAACCTGGAGGGATTACATTAGGAGGAATTAATTTACTAAGATGTACCATATATGGAATTACTCGATATACCATCTTACGAGTCTGACGATTTAATTTCTTACTAAATGGTCCATCAAATATATTTGCTTCAACACGGAACCATTTAATCATTCCCTTAGCATCATGAAGTACTTTAGAATTAGTTAATTGTTTTGTGATATAATCACTACGTAATATAACTTCAGTAATAACTTCTTGTATTTTCATATTAGGTTCAAAATGAAAGTTTCTATCTTTATCAAGTTTTATCTGTTTATTATTATAAATCTGTCCAATGCTATTATAAACTTCATCTTGATTTGGAAACTTAACTGAACCACCATCGGTAAAATCTTTAAAAACATCACTCTTAGAAATATCATTTTCCGAATCTCCAGTATCAGCAAAATTCTTAGGAAAATGTATTTCTATCTGATCTGATACGTCCATAATTTTATCAGACACATCTTCTTGGAACTGTTTCTTTAATACTGATGCTAGGCTTTCAGGTCCTTTTCCAGTTAGTAGTTCTTTAACATTTGACCCTCTGAGGGTGTGATCTTTTTTAATAGCAGCAATCTCATCTCTAAAAAGAATTTCATTATATGGTATAGCTTCACAATCATAAGTTGTTCCAGCACCTGTAACTTTCATCTTAGATCTAATAAATTTAATAGGAATATATCTTGTTAAAGTTGGATTAACTATTGGAGTACCTCTATCATTGTATCCTATAAATTCTATCATTAACAAAAAAGGTGCTTCTCTATAATTGTCATATCCAGATGCTTTTGCTCCTAATTGTAATGTTAAGAAAAATAAAGCCATGCTATAAGGTTCAATTACTTTAAAACTAATCTTAGTAGCAAAAGAATTTCCTGTCTGCTGAGTCATACTTGGAATAGAAACAATTAAAACATCATCAATAAAATAATCAAATGATCCAAAATCCGTAACTACTCGCTTCTTACCCCCGTCTCCCCAATCACCCTTAGTAGATGCTATTATATTTGTAATACTAGATGGAGAAATAACACGGGCAGCTTGCTGTTCTTTTGTTAATGCAGCCAAAGTAAAATGACAACTATAACTCGCATAGTCATCTAAAGGATTAGTACCTTTAGCACCATACGCAGATATTTGTCCAGTTGGAGCCGTATAACCCATTATGACAATCCTAACGCAGATAGTAATGTTGTTTTCTTAGGCAATGCAATCGTAACTCCCGAACGAAAATCATATATTGGATCTATTAAAATATTAATATTACGTTGTGTAAATACCCACCACAATTTTGGATTTCCGTATATATCATAAGCCAATAGATCTGGTCTATAATTATATTGTGGCTGTATAGTATATTGGAAGTCATCATCTGATGAGGGTATTGGTCTTGGTTCCCAAAGTTCTAAATATGATGTATTCTGTGTAGTAATATACCAAGGACTTGAAGAAGAATAAGTTGCCATTAGATGAATCCTTTCTTATCAGGAGCTGTTACTAATGTACCTGCTGCAAATTTAGAAAGATCAAAATTCTTCATCTTTCCTCTACTATAAACTGGTGCTACCGTTACACTAACAGTAGACATAGTAGGAACATAACTTATATTCTGCCCTGCTTTAGATGATTGACTTGGGTTTAACTGTACAGAAATATAATCACAATCTTGACCTAAACCAATATTAAATGATTTCACTACAACTGAAACATCTTTATAAACAAAATCACCATACCCATTTAATGTACAGATTGGTGGCGGATTACCAAGATTAGCACCTTGTCCAAAATAAGATTTTGTAACTGTCCTCAAAAAATGCATCATAGCTAACCAATAACGGGCTTCGTCTTGACTCTGAACTGTGAATGCGCCTTGTATCTGTATATCATCTACTTGGCTATTTTTATAAGATAATATTGGATAATTCGAATGTGCTGGAGAACTTGAATCATAGTTTGCTGTTGAGGACATAGTTATAGTGGGAAGATAGGGCCAGACCATGCCACCAGTACCGACCATTGGTTCAAATACTGGTTCATCATATATCATACCATGGGATAACTTTACACGCCAATCTTTATCTTTTATCGCTTCAGAAAACTGTGCTGAAATATTACTTGAACCATCACTGTATCTCTGTTCAGCTCCAGGTGGAATTCCTTGTGCTCTAAATGCGCTAATTAATCTGCTAGGATCAGTTCCTACTCCACCAGTTAAAAAATTAGATATACCAGTACCAACATTTGATATAGTCTCACCTATTGCACTAGTAACATCTGCAATACCTTCACCAATATCTCCAAAAAAGCTATCAGACATTGAAATCTCCTTAAATATATTTATTGCAATAAAAATGTGGTGATATTATACTAAGTTTGGAGACTCCAAAAAATGGCAAAAGTTAATTACCTAAATAATAAGGATCTGTTAGAAGAAATACATAAAAGTAAAGGATCATATTGTAGCTATGTTGATCCTGTATATAATGAATACGATCTAATATTACCTGACTTAGATAAACTTAATATAAGAACGATAGCAGAAGCTAAACGTATACAAGCCAAGAAACTAACTGCTAGAGAGTTTGAAAAACGCAAACTAGCCGGGGATAAAAAGAGCAAGATGGCTGATTGCGAAGTAGATTATCGCAAGATTGAAAAGAGTGATTTAGTGTTCCGTATAATGACTTTTGATCATATACCACTTGCTCCTGGAAGAAAGAAGAAGACAAAGACTACAGCAGATAAACACGATAAAGTAAACTTTCCACCGTTCCAACATTGGAAATATGATGAGCAAGGTAATTTAGTTTGCGTAGGAAAGAGCCACTGGCAAGGTGGAATGGAAAATGGTCACTTTACTAAAGACCACGGACAGTTTACTCCAAAACTAGCAAAGATGTTTATGAAGCTTTGCGAACGTTATGCTACTAGAGGTAACGTAAGAGGATACACATACAACGATGAGATGCGGGGACAGGCTATCTTACAACTAACACAGATTGGATTACAGTTTGATGAGAGCAAGTCAAATAATCCATTTGCATACTATACTGCCGCAGTCACTAACAGTTTCGTCCGAGTAATCAATATCGAGAAGCGAAATCAAAACATACGTGACGACATCCTAGAAATGAATAAC